AGCGGTGATATTCGGCCTTGACATAGTAATAATCCGGCGTTGCCTTCGTGTCATACAGCACGACGCCGATCACACGCTTGCGGTTATCCACAGCCGTGATCGTGAATTCCGACGGCGTGTACAAACCGATGCTGTCCGGCGTGGGTTTCAGCAGGAACATACCGGCGGCGCAGCCAACGTCCACCATGTCACGCAGGAACGGAATCAGTTCTTCATTCAGACGTTCCTGCAGCCAGTCCGCGCGGGCCGAGCCGGACAGTTCGACACTGACGCCCATCGTCGCAAGGCGCGCAGCTTCGCCGGTCACGGCCTTTGCAAAATTGATGGTGCGATCCTGATCGTTTGCCCACGGTGGGGTGCCCATCCAGATCTGCATCCACAGGTCTTCCGCTTCGCGCATTTCCGGCGTTACCAGCGGCGTGATGTGGAATTCTTCGCGGACCTGCTTTTTCACGCTGTCCAACGGGATATTGATTTTCACAGGCAGCCAACCTCCTTGAATACTTCGCATATTTTCGGGAACTGCGAAGCGATCCAATCCACGTATGTTTCGTCATGGCCGTATTCCGGATGCGTAAAGTTTTCGGACAGCCCGCTTTCAAACAGAAACGCATGAATGATCTCATGACGCACAACTTTTTTCTGATAGACGCTATAGTCTTTCAAGTCGCAGTCTTTGGCCTTTTTTGAAATAACAATGGTTTTTACTGTTTTGTCGCAGTAACCATCGCATTTTTCGAGCATTGCATCTTCTGCCGCCGTGGCTTCAATGATTTCATATTCCGTCCCCAAAATATTTACAGTCATGCACTTGCCCCCCTGCGCATCGTCAGCGGTTCCAGTGCGTACCGCGTGGCGTCGATGCTATGGTTATTCACGTCCGGGTATCCGGTGACGACGTTGCCTTCCCGATCCCGCTCGTATTCGTATTCCTGAAATTCCTTTGCTGCGTTTGGGCAGCGCACCGGATCGATGATGATGCGCCGGCGCTGCAGCCACTTCATACCGTGCTCGATCGACCCCGGGCCTTTAATAGCGCCAGTGACGGGCAGGCCCATTTCACGGTGGTCGTTGACGCTTTTCGGTTCGGCCGAATCCGCCGTGATGGTGTAATCGTCATAGCCGTGCTCGATGATCCAACGTGCCGTCTGTTCGTTCGATTCTTTGTTGACGTAGTGTTCCGCGAAGATATACACCGCCTCGCGGTCACTATCGTAGTAGCAGCGAATGAAGCAGTACGGGTCGGGATACCAGCCCCAGTCCTCGCCCTGAAAGATGCGGTCAAAATGCGAAAGCTCTTCGTCGGTGATCTCCCGCAGCTCCAGATAGTCAAAGACGCCGCCTCCGTCACCGTTGGCCACACCCTCGTATTCATGTTCGTATGCTGCCGGATTTACTTCCTTCAGGTGTTCCGCATCGGCGATAAACTTCGCACCCAGCCATTCCGGCGGCGCTTCCGTGTAGCTGGAATGATGGAAAATGCGCCCCGGATTCGGGACAAGCCGCTCCTTGTTGACCCAGCTGGATTTGGATTTTGGCGGGTTATACGACGAAAAATCGTAGGAATCCGCGCCGCCGCGCAGCACGGACTGGTTGATGGAACGTTCTTCTTCCGGCCCGCAAAGCTGGTCTTTTTCTTCCTTCCACAGGATGCCGATATAGCCGAACGGCGGCTTGATGGATTTCAGCTTCAACGGGTCGTCACAGCCGCGAAAATAAATCGTCTGGCCGGTTTCTTTCAGCACGATTTCCAGCGGCGACAGCTTGCAGTTGAATTCGTCGTAAAGCCCCAGCTCATTGATCGCCCATTTCATCTGGGCATACACGCTGTCTTTCAGGGTGTTGCCCATCTTGCGGATGATACAGGCGTGCATCGTCGGGTTGTTTTTCAGCAGCTCGACGATTTTCAGGGATATATACGACGATTTCAGGCCGCCGCGGCCGCCTTCAAAGACATACGTCATGTTCGGCTGAATGCGTCGGTTGATGTCCACAAACGCGCGGCCAAGGACGCGCGCCGGCAGCTCGTAATGCGCGGATGCACGCGCTGCTGCCTTTGTTTCCTGATCTTCCTTGATGCGCAGCGACTTCTCAAGGTCGCCGGCTGCGCGTAGACGGTCGGCGATGGAGGTTTCAATGCCGAACTGGTCTTTTTCCTGCCCGCGCATGATCGCCGTGCGCAGCTCCTGGATCTCTTTCAGAGATGCCGTGCGCTCGGATTCGATTTTTTCCTGCCGCCGCGCTATATAGATTTTGATGTCAGGTTTTGTCAGGTTTTCCGCTCCGATGGATTTGGCGGTCTTCGCCGAGTATCCAGCCCGGCGCGCCGCCTCGGTCGCGTTGCCCAATTCGATGTAAAAATCCGCAAAAGCGCGCTGCTTTGGCGTGAGATTCATGGGATCACCCGCTATAGATTTTCGCCAGCGTTTTTACGACATCCGCCATGCTGTAAGTCTCCAGTACGCGCGTGCTGATATGCCTCCCGGTTTCATCGGTTTCCGCCTTTTCCAGCACGTATTTTGTCACCATCCGGCCAAGCCGCTCGGAGTAGTGCTGTAACTGATTGACTTTGTAATGCTCGCCGCGCTGGTTCAGCGCCGCCTGCAGCTTGTAGGTAAGTTGTTTCAGATTCATAACCGCACCAGAATGCACAAAGCACCGAACCCGAAACCGGGCCGGTGCTTTGCTTTGTTGAGAGACATATTGACAGAGACAAGAGAAAAAGCCATGTGCACATTCTGCAAAAAGGATCAAAGGAAGAGAGGTATTTCACAATGGGGTGTGGGACTGGTCTCTCTCGCAATCCCGCGATATCACTTTAACACAGTTTTCTGCGAAAATGTTCCCGATTTTTTCCCACGTTGTGCTCACATCTCTGTGAGACCGTACATCGTTATCGTGAAATTCCGCAGCGCGCTATCCTTCCAGCGGTAAGCAGTTGTTTTCTCGATGTGCAATTCCCGGCACAGCCGCTCGACGCCGCCGATACACGGCGCGATGTAAAAGCGCTGCAGCACACAGCGGTCCCGCTCAGATAGCTGATTCAAGGCACGGTCCACGCGGCGCACACGGTTCTCTGTCAAGCGCTGTGCCTCTTCCAGCAGCTCGCGTTCCAAGATATTGTTGATCAGGGCGTCATCACGGCCGTTTGATCCGCCGGCGACCGGACTGCCGTCCGCCGAGGCACTGCGGATGCTCGTGATCTTTGTCGCCAGGTCAGCGATCTGATCTCTGATGTTTTCAATTGCCGCCTTTCGGTTCATGTAGTTGCGCAGCTCGTCAGCCGCCTCCCGCTTCCAGTCCAATTAAGTCACCTCGTTTCGTTTGCCATAGCCACAAAAGTCGTCCGGACCTTCGCGGTCGAGGTGGACTGAGCACCATCCCAGCTGCGGCTTATTGTAGGATCGGCAGTGGCGGCAGTGCACCACCGGCGCAACGTCGGCGGCGGGCGCACTATTCACCAGCAGTAGAAATTCGTTATATGCCTCTGCGCCAGACGCTTGCTTCATTTTCTGCTGCATTTCGGTTGATATGAGCTGCCCCATCATCAACGCACGTTTGATGTATTCAGGCATCGTCCAGCCTCTCTTTCAGCCGCTCCACTTTGCGTCTGCGCCAGTCTCGCACATCGTCCGTGCAGCCAAACAGCATCTTCATCTGCTCGAGCATGATCTCCACATCGGCAATCTCCTCGGCAATATGTTCGATCGAACCCCTTCCGCGCAGATCTTTGCACAGTTCCTTTTGCAGTTCGCTCATTTCCTCCATCGTCACAACGATCTGCAGGACAGATCCGTAGGTGCCCAGTGCTCTACGCAGCACTTCCGATTCAGCGATATATTCACCCATTCCGCCCCTCGCTTCCCGGGACAATACGATCCCAACAGGCCGCGCACAGTACCTCTTTCGCCCCTTGCTGACGCACGTATTCATGCGGGCATGCTTTGTTCTCTGGCTCATAACCGTAGTTCTGCGGACACCCATAACATCCGCCGACGAATTCCTCTCCGACCGCATCCGGATGCTCCAGCACCAGCAACTCGCGGAATGTGCACCCGTGCGACCTCCGCACGAGCATGTATGCCATAAAAGCGCCCCAGTTTGCCGTCGGCACGCCGACATAGTCGCACCATGCGCGTTCCAGCTTCGCGCCGTCTGAATCTACCCAGTCCGGAAGGAACACGACGTAGTCTACCGCCTCCATCTCGGCGAAGCAGATGCGCATATAGTCCAACTTGGCCAACCCCTCCGGCGCTGTGGCCGGATTGATGACCGTCGCGCCCAGCCGCTCAAGCTGTGCAGCCGCTCGGGCGAATTTCTCTTTATAGCCCGGATCGCCGGCGATTTTCCCTGATATGTAGATCTTCATGGTTTCCTCCTTATCCGATCAATGTCGGTATTTCGTAATTGCACCAGAGCACTTCCGTTCGCCTGTCGCCATTCTGGTTATAGGCCTTCCGCTCGATGATGTTCCAACCGCTCAGTTCGCTGTCATACATAGGTGAGTGATACCCGGACAGGATAACCGGCCCCGGGTGTGCTTTCAGCGCTGCCAGCAATGCCTCGTGGTCTGCGTCTGTCATTTCGTGCCGATACTGCTTTCCGCTGCGCGTTTCAAGCAAATACGGCGGATCTGCATAGATCAGCACGTTCTCGTGCCGGAAACGCCGAATCAGCTCCAGCGCCGGGCGATTCTCTATCTGCACTTCTTTCAGCCGCTCGGCCGCGGCCCGTATGTTCTCAGGCATATCGTTCCAGCAGTTCAGGCAGTAACTACGCTCACGCGCATAAACGTCGATTTTGAACCCGGTCTTTTGATACGTTTTGAAGCCGTGCCCCATCCTGCTCCGGATACAAAACCGCACCGCACGGTCAAAGTCCGTTTGGCCGCGATTCTCGTGCGCATCATCAAAGACGGCGCGCGCATATGGTGTTAAATCGATCTCCCGGGCAAGCCGCTCGGGGTCTGCGCGCAGGACGCGAAAGAAATTCACGATGTCCCCGTCGATGTCGTTCACGGTCTCGATTGCCGAACGCGGTTTGTTGAACAGGACGGCCAAACTCCCGGCAAACGGCTCCAAATAGGATCTATGCGGCGGCATAATTTGCACGATTTCCTGTGCCATGCCCCACTTTGCACCGGGGTAATTCAAAAGTGCATTCACTGATTCACCCCCATCACATGGCCACCGCATCTGCGAGTGCGGCCATCGTCTCGATTTTCCTGGGCACTGCATACTCCGGGAGGTTCGCTGCCACAACGGCTGCGGCCATCGGCGGACAGACGGCATTGCCGCATCTGGCTACCTGCTGTGTCTTCGGGTATGGCTTCCCGGCCGCATCATGGTCGATGATGTAATCCGGTGGGAAGCCCATGGCGTTGTACAGCTCCCGCGGCGACAACATCCGCAGGCCGATATCCGCGATATAGTACGGCGCCCCGCCGATTGACAGGAGCAGCAGATCGTCCTCGCCCAGCGCATAGCCGCAGTACCGGTTCAGCAAGTCGCGGATCTGCGGCCAGTAGTAAAGCCGCTCAGATGTGCCGATTTTACAAAGCACTGCCTTGCAGCAGCCAAACACGCCGCCCGCTGTCTGTGTCGGCAGCGGCTCCGACGGCCGTGTGCCGACCTCGTCCCGCTTGTACTTGACCACGTGGGCAGCGCATACCGCATTGTGGTCGATGGCCGTCACTGTCGGCAGCGGCTCTCCCGCTTTCTCACCGTCCACCCCGCTGTAATACTTGACTACATGTGCAGCAACCACAGCTTCCCGGTCGTGGCTCGTGACCGTATGCATCGGCTCTTGCGCGTCCAACGGTCGGCCGGCACTGTAATACTCCACCAGATTCGCGCAGGTAAGGCCATAACGGTTTGATGCGTCCACCGTGCAGATAGGCTTATTCAGGTCAGCCGCTCGGGCACCGCCTGTTTTCTCCGTGTGATACTGGATGAGTGACGGCGAAAGCAGCATTTGCCCACCGCCTCCACCTGTGCGGACGGTGTTCATCGGCTC